TCATAACGGTCCCCGCCGTTGACTACTACTAACTGATCAATCTTATCATGAGGTAGAGTATTATACAGTGAGTAAAAATACTCTTCAGAGTTATATGTAACAATACCTACACCTATATTATTTTTGCTCATATTGTTTTTTAATTTGTTTCATTAATGTTATAGTTTCTTCTTTAGAAGCTGTTTTTTCATAAGGGTTTCTAACATCGAAACCGTGCTTATCTACAAAATAATTACACGCCTTATGAAAATTTTCTAGCCATTTTTCATCACGGCGAATTTCTGAACCAGTATGACCTCTGTCTATTTCTTCAATATATGCATTACTATTAGTAATATCGGCAAACCATCGAAACGGTGGGTGCATTTTTTTATTAATAATACTTTGAGTGTGATCGACATGCTCCATAGCGTTGTAAAAAAATTCGTCCATATTACCAACGGCTTCTAAACATTTTTTTGTATACATAGAAAAAGCACCGTATAAATTTGGGTACAAACAAACAGAAACTTCAGGGGAGTAGTCAACTTTTAATCTCACGGCAGGGGATCCGTCCGGTTTATAGTTGTCCAGACCATGGAACGCAAAATTAAAATGTTGTATACCAGATTTGTTCGAAGCTTCAATATATTTTTCGAAAACTGTTAAGTCTTTAATGACTATATCATCTTCTATTAAAAAAATATACTCACACTCTTTAAGTTGATTTAGTGCCCGGTTCTTTGCCTTGCCGACTCCTTGTTTAGGAGGAACGTTGTTGTAAACTGTTAACTTATTACCACCATCAATTTGTTTTAAGCCGTCATTAATAATAACTAACTTAGCACCTTTTAAATCTTTTAAAGAATTAATTAATTTCTTTAAGTAGTCCGGTCTGTCGCAAGTTATAATACCTATACCTATTTTATTCATTTGTTGCTAATGATAGTTTATAAATTTCAATGCTCTTATCGAGTATCTCTTGCTTGGATATATCAGTATCTAGTAATTCGATAAATTCATGCAATGCAGTATCAATATCTATAGATATACCGTCTACTTCCTCTGTCAGTTGTATTTCGTCAAAAATATTAAATTCTGTCCTTACGTTACACGGGCTATATTGAGACAAGGAGTTTAATAAAGCGTCTAAACGATAAGGATCTATTTTTTTATCGACATTTAAGTTAATAAAATTATTTGTAAATATTTCAGCCATATATTCTGGTGAAATATTTTGTATAAGATCGGTTAATTTTATCTTTTTATGTTTAGGTGTTACGTCATTTTTAATAAATTGCGTCTCTAGTGTATCAATAGAAAGTAGTGTTACACCTTTTTCTTGCTCTCTATCCCCGAAATCTAACTCGTAGGGTGAACCCAAATACAAAATTGATTTATCGTTGTGATATTTACGATGCTCCCGATAATGAAAATGACCTGAAATTATTATTTGAGCTCTATCGAGTAAAGACTGAGTATCAACACCATGATCACAAATTTTGTGCTGGTTCATTTTAAAGTTTTGTATTTCAAAATGACCAAAAATTATATCACTATTCGGTACGCTTTCTACCTGTACACCCCACGGGCAAAACGTAATCTTTCTACCAAAAACTTCTACTGTTTTAAGTTCTTCAAAAACAGTTATATTACTATTTTGTAAAATAGAAATAGAATTAATATCAGATTTATCTCTCAGGTAACAATCATGGTTACCAGTTATTGCAATAATATTATACTTCTCCAGTATTTTAAAAAAGTCATACGCTGCATGGAGTGTATTAACGCCTATTTCATGACGATTGTGAAATATATCTCCTGATATTACAAGATCTTGTATGTTATGTTTTGTTAGCTGTTCGTCTAGCCATCGCGCGAAAGATAGTGCAATATTATGCCATCTCTGCGAGTCTTGGTGAACCCCTAAATGTATATCAGAAATACAAGCTATTTGCTTTTGTTTGAACATTACTAGTCTTCTTGAAAATTACTATACGAAGATTCGTTAGTAAACTCACTGTGAGTATTTTTCTTAGCAGGGAGTTGCCCAGTCTCTGTTAAAAGAGAGTAAACCTCGTCTTGATATCTATGAATTGTGTCGTGTTCTTTCTTTTCTTTTTTAATGCGATTTTGAAATGCTCTATAAGCAACTTTTGTAAAGTAGGAAAACGGGTTATAACCTACACTACATTTAAAACGATGACGAGTAAGAGCTGTCATCATTTTTATAATAGCATCTCCGATCATTTCTTCTTTGTATGAGTAGTTAATAAAGTTTTGTGCAAAACCTAAACGAGTAGCGATTTTTTGTACCATCGATGCTAAATCGTTACTAAGTACACCAGACGCATAATATTCAATAATAAGCTTTTCCATCTCTAAAGGATCAACATAATTTGGTTTTAATTCCTCTTTGGTGCGGCGGACACGTTTTTTAGGTTTATTGTATTTTATGTTATCTAATACAAGAGAGTCTAGACCTTCATCTTCTTCGTCTAGAGCTGACTTTGACTTTTTATGTAGCTTTATTTTGGCCATAATAACTATAATATAATAAAATTGTAAAAATTCAAGGCTCTTGTATCTCTTTTATGGTATAAGGTATTTTTTCGTTCTCGTATAATGCCAAACGCTCCATTAAGTGAGAGTTACCATATCTTAAATTGTCGCCAATATCTAAAATTGTTGCGGTTTTTTTAGTAGAGTGTAAACGGAGACTTCTACCGATAGATTGTATAATTTTAATTTTGGCTTTACCAATAGCAGCAAAAATAATGTAATGTAAATTTTTAATATTAATGCCTGTGCTAAATATTTTTGATATAGCAACACAAACAATATCATTTTGAGTCTCCATTAAGTTACGGATTTTTTCTCGTTCCTCTATATCGACGGAACCCTGTACAAAATAAATTTGTTTATTAGTTTTTTGTTTTAAAAAATCGTACAGCAGTTCACCGTGGCTAATTCTATCTACTAGAACAAGAATATTTTTGTCAGCACTTACAACAATCTTACCGATTGTTTCGTTACGGAAACTATTAGTCTGTAAAAAAAGTATTTCTTCTTCATAACCAGCTGTAGGGGTCTGCATAGTAGGCCTGGTAAAAATAGGTACATTTTTATAATGTAATTTTATTACCCCGACATTTACATCCGATATAAACTTTTTTTCTCTTAACTCTACTGAACGCTTATGGTAAATTACCTTTCCTAGCTTACCGAATATATTCCACTGATCAATTTTATTATCAGGTAACGTACCCGTTAAACCATAGCGAAATACAGCGGGTATTTGATCTATAATCTTATTAATTTTATTACCGTGTCGTAGTTTATGTACTTCATCAATGATGAGCAATTTAATACTCTTTAATAGCGATAGATCCTGTTTTTCAGAGAGTAAAATTTGAGCATTAGATATTATTATTTTAGCATCTTTATTAGGTGTGGTAGAACCAGTCCATTTAGTAATTTCACTTTCTTTTAAACCGTATTCAAGAAAATCAGAGTAGGTTTGAGCCACTAATTGTATGTCTGGTACTAATATTAAAGTCTTTACATTGTGTTGTTGCTGTATAGACTTTACAAGTAAAGCTATTACTAATGTTTTACCTGCAGAAGTAGGCAAAACAATAATACCTGATTTATTTTTTAGAGCCTCTTTTACAGATTCTTCCTGGTAGTCTCTTGGAGAAAATTTTAAATTAACAAGCTCTTCTTTTAGTGCAGGTACTGTAATAGCATCTCGAAATGAATCTGTTATCTCGATGTTTAGTTCTATGTCTTGTCCTTGTAAAAATTCAATAATAGAATGTACAAGTCGAGGTTCAAATCTACCCTGGGGGGTAATACAGTACTGACGAGTTTGGGGCCTGTAACCTACTGCAAACCGTCTTTTAAAGACTTGGCTGCGGTCTTCTATAGAAAAAAATTCTCGTATGTTAGAAAGATAGTCTGAAACTATAATTCCTTTTTTTCGAGATGAATCATAATCAAAAATTACATTTACCATTACGTTGTTTCGAGCTTTACTATCTCAATTAAATTTTTAATATCATATGATAAACTTCGAAAATTATTTTCTACTTTAGAAAGATACTCTACTAGTAAATCCTGCTCCGCTATTTGCTCGTCTATCTTATGTATAACAGGGTGCTCACTTATTGTTGCTTCTATTGTTTTTGCCGTTAAGGTTACAGGAGATTCAGCCTCTAACTTTTCTGTAATTTTCTTAATAGCGTCTTTACGGATCTTTTTAAGTTTTAAGATTTCTTGCTTATGATGCATAAGTCTACCGACCCAGTAATGTCTAGTACCCGGTAGAGACATCTGCACGTCTTTCATATTAAATTCATCAATAACAACTTTTTCCTTTATTTCATCACTATATTTTAGAAATAATGCTGCTATACCTTGATCGGAATTTTCCATATTAAAATTCTAGATGCTTTTTTAATAAATACAACATAAATATATTATATGCGTGATTTTAAAGACTATTTTTTAGAAAAACTTGATCCGGTAGGCCGGGAAGATGCTGATGTAAATAACGACAATAAAGAAGACGAAACTGACAAATATCTTTTAAAACGTCGGGCGGCAGTTGCAAAAAGTAAGGCAGAAAAAAAAAAGTAGCAACTGAAGCTAAGGAAAAACGTCGGCTAGATCCTAAATGCTGGAAGGGCTATCGCAAATCCGGTACGAAGTTAAAAGATGGTGTAAGAGTCAATAAATGTGTCAAAGTTAATGAAGTGACAAGTGTTGGTGCTTTAGGGCCTGCCGCAGGTGGTACGACTCAGTTTTCAAGCGATACATATGCCTCTGGGGACGCAAGGACACCTTATGTAATCGGCAAGACAATAAAAAGAGCCCCTTTTTTAAAGAAAAAGAAAAGAAAGTCTAGTAAATAAAGTATGCTTGAAACCGGTCATTGGCTTTTAAAAGAGGGGGTCGTCTTGCAACCGGAAACTTTTGGGTTTATATATCTAATTACAAATCTTGTAAACAACAAAAAATATATTGGAAAAAAGCAGTGTTTTATGAAGATAACGCGAAACCCTTTAAAGGGGTTTAAGCGTAAACGTATCAGTAGAGCTGAATCGGGCTGGAAAGATTATACTAGTTCATCGAATGAACTGAACGAAGATATTGAAAAGTATGGTAAAGATAATTTCAAATTTGAAATTTTAAAAACATGCGGCTCAAAATGGGAGCTAGCATATGAAGAAATTAAAGAGCAAATCAAACAAGAGGTACTGCTTCGGTCTGATTATTATAACGGCATAATCAATGTACGTATTGGCAGACCTCCTAAAAGTTTAAATAAGTAATTACAATGAGCATGCAATTAATAGATGAAAAAGTACCTGTGGGTACGACAAGAGTAAGTAGATGTTTATATTGTAATTCAACATCCTACGGTAAGGGCTGTCGTTACGCCCCAAAGGGTGTACACTTTCATCCAAGTGACGCTAAAAAGTGCTCGTATTGTGGCTCAACAAATTACGGAAGAGGTTGTAAATTAAATCCTTTTGGAGATATACACCTTCACGGCATAGATTATAATATGATGTTTAAAGAAAACGTAGATAAAACCTTAAAAAAACAGTTTCTCTTAAAAGAGCTTACAAAAAAAATATCTGAATTTAATGCTTATAAACTCGGTATCATAGATATTAATGGCAATAAAATTAAAGAACCGAAAACATTGTTTGAACAGGCGGCGTATTCCCCGGGTGTAAAATTAATCTTAAAAGTAAAAAAGTTTTTAGGTGCTAAAACCGAGCTTATTAATACAACATCTTTATTGGAAAATAAAAATAAAATTGATTATTCGGCAAATAAATTAAAAACAGTTTTAGAATACGAAGAAAAAATACAGGATATATTTGCACAGTTACATGAAGTAGCTGATAACGCTTTAAGAGATGGCTTGACTATCGAAGAAGTTGAAGCCATGTTATAGGCATGCATTTTAAAGAGTTTCCGGAAAGCCGTATTTGCGTAATAGATTTTAAACCTGTATTATTAAAAGCAATAAAAAACGCTCAAGGTTTTTGTAAAAAGTCTAATTTAATTTTTGATCTAAAAAATAAAGACATTAAAAAGCTTCTTAGTCATTTTATTATTAATGATTTTTGTAGTGTTTACTCTCGTACTAAGACGTCGTATATAAAAATATTTGGAGTATATAAAACTGATATTAACGAAGAATATCAAAAAATATTTGACAAAATATTGTCAGTGTTACCTATACCGTACTGTGTAATTGAAAACATGGATCACCCAGATACAAAATACGCAGCTATTAACAAAATTAATCAGGATAAAAATAATTACCGGCAGCTTAAGCGTTTTGCAAATAATAACGGATTAACTAAACTACAAGAAAATTTAACTAAACAAAATATTTTTTTCGGTGGAACAGTTGATTTTTCACGTTCACTCGAATAAAAGTATTAAAGACTTTTGAGCCCCCCAATACCATCAGATAACTTTTTACGCTAATAGAGATTAAATACATTATATGAAATTTGACGAGCTTTATAAATCTTTAACAGAAGCCTATCCTATGGCTCCTAATCCAAATCTTCCTAAACAACAACAAGGGCAACCTAATCAGCAACAACCTAATCAGCAGCCTAATCAACAACAGACTCAACAGCCTAATCAACAACAGGGTGGGGTTGATCAGACAGTATTGGATGAGTTAGCTAAAGCCCAGAATCCGCAAGCTGTATTGCAAATTTTACAACAAAAGCTTGGGGTTAAGTAGTTTTTAGTATACATAAATATAAATGTATGCTACTCGAGAAAGCGTTTAATTCTTTCTATAAAGAAAATGTTAACACCTACCTGCTTGAAAAAGCCGGGATTGTTAAACATTTAACACATCTGGAAGAATTAATACTTACCCAACGAGCAATGGGGGTTGAAGTAGCTGTCAACTTTATAAAGGTTTTACTCGATACACTTGAAGGTGGTACTGATCAAAGAGTAATTACCACTATTAAGTACGACGGTGCACCAGCAATAATTGCTGGTATTAATCCAGATAATAATCGCTTTTTTGTATCTACAAAAAGTATTGCCAATGTAAAGCCAAAAATAAACTATACTGCCCAAGATATTGTTAACAATCACGGAAACGCACCTGGGTTAGCAGAGAAACTTAAAATGGCCTTACAGTATCTCCCTGAAGTTATAAAACAAGGCATCTACCAATGTGATTTTATGTTTGACCCGGGAACACTTTATACTGTCGAACATGAAGGTGAGAAACTTTTAGCATTTAAACCGAACACAATTGTTTATACCTTTCCGTATGATAGTGAAGCGGCTCAAGAGATACTCAAAGCAAAAATAGGGGTTATTTTTCATACAAAGTATGAAGGTGCACCAAGTCAAGGTCTTACATCAGGTGGTGTTGTTAATGTTAATGAATTTAATAAATCTTCAAACGTTTGGTTTGACGATGCTCAATTTAAAAACGTCTCCGGTGCTGTTACACTTACAAAAAAAGAAAAGACCGGTATTAATGAAACTCTTAAAAATATAATTTCAATTAGCCGCACTGTAAATTGGGATAAGTTACCACCGGATTTTTATAGTAACGCAAATACTTTTATTAATACCCTTATAAGACAAGGTAAGTTTGTTGATGACCCGGTGGAAGGGTATGACAGTATTGTTAAATGGATTGGTGAGAGGTATGATAAAGATACGTCAGTACTTAAAACCGACAAGGGCCGGGAACGTAAATTACAGCAAAAAGAAGAAGAAATGAAAACCCTTAAGGTACATAAAAAAGATATTTTAAGTATTTTTAGTATAACAAAAAAATTAGCTGAAATAAAAATTCTCTTTATTCAAAAATATAACGCAGCCATACATACAAGACATTTTATAGCGGAACCTAATGGTGATCTAAAGGTTACCGCTCCGGAGGGCTATGTTGCAATTGACCAAGAGGGGAACATGATTAAACTTGTTGACAGGTTAGAATTTTCCCGTGCTAATTTTGCTGTAACAAAAGGAGAAAAGTTTAAGTGAAATCCTTTTATTCTTTCTTTTTTGAAAACGAACAAACTGGTAAAACAATAGTTATTTTTCCAGGCGGTTTTCATCCTTTTCATAAAGGGCATAAGAGTATATACGACAATATTGTAAAAACATTTCCAAATGCGGACAAGTATATTGCTATTGCTGATTTTACAAAAGATCGTCCATTTACCGCGGACGAAAAAAAGCTTATAATATCTTCAACGGGTATTGATCCTAACGCAGTACGAGTTGTAAAAAGCCCGTTTAAAGCAGAAGAAATTTTATCTCGATATAACCCTGAGAAGGATACAGCAATATTTGCTATGAGCGAAAAAGAAAAGCAAGACCCTAAAAAAGCTTCTTTCTTTAACCCGTTTAAGAAAGACGGATCACCTGCTTATTTTCAGCAGTATCAAACAAGTACACCATTACAGCCATTCGGTAAGCATGGTTATATATATGTATTCCCAACAATTGATTTTAAGCTTCTCGGTAAATCGTTTCGTAGTGCTAGTGAATTAAGGCAGTATTATCAAAGCCTTAATGACGAACAAAAAATGTCTCTACTAAAAGACATGTATATAAGCAATCAAGAACAAATTAAGAAAATATTTGACGAAAGATTGATATAATAGTTGAAATTAGGTATTCCGGAATATATCATATTGGTATATATGAGTACAACCATTTTATATCCGGCTGACGAAAGTAGTACCAGTCAGCATTCAATCCCGTTTTCAAAAGATGAAATTAACTTAATTATTGAGTGTTTATTATTTTCATCATCAGTAAACATCGGGGCAGATTGGCAAGAAGATGATTTTTTAAAAATGTTAACGCTTGCTAAAAAAATTAAAAAGATTATTAGCAAAATTGATCTTAAAAACCTTATGCTCTATAAAGAAGAAAATTACGAAGATAATTGGACTGAAGAGCTATGTAAAGAATTTGGTAAAGATATTCAACAGGAAGTAGAGCTAAATAAAGCCTAATGATAACATTCGAATCAACAAAAATAATTGAGCTAGGCTCATGTGCATTTCGTCAATGGCGAGCAGAAGGTACTCACTGCAAGTATGTACATGGTTATCAATTAAAAGCTAAATTCTGGTTCGGGTGCACCGGTTTAGATGATAAAAACTGGGTCATTAATTTTGGTGGCTTAAAAGAAGTTAAAAGGTTATTACAAGATCAGTTTGATCATACGCTCTGTATAGCGGCAGATGACCCTCTACTTAATATCTTTAAAGATCTTTACGAAAGAGGTGGGTGCCAGCTTCGTATCATGGATGGTGTCGGTATTGAGAAAACTGCTGAGTGGTGCTATAAAAACGTTGACCCCATGATAAGGTCAATGTCAGTAGGACGTTGCTGGGTTAATAAAGTTGAAGTTTGGGAACACGATTTAAATAGTGCAATTTATGAAAGATCAGCTTGAAATTATTAATGCCAAATTTGAAAAGGTGATGCCTAAAAATGATAAGGGCGGATTTTGGGGCGGCTTATGGCAGTTTTTATCTCTTGTATCTATACTTATCTTTTGCGCTTTTTACGTTCTTTTTTTAAACCCACTTGGATGGCTGAGCATTGTAATAATGTCATTAGTCTATAAATTTATTATCGGGAGTTAATTTATGATAGATAACAATAAAGAAACATTGTTCCTTTCTGACGATTTAGTATTTTATACTATTGAAGGTGAAGGAGAGTTCATTGGGCAGCCGTCGGTGTTTATGCGATTAGCTATGTGTAATTTGACATGTATTGGTTTTGCGTCGCCTGATTCACCTAACGGTTGTGATTCATTTGTGTCGTGGTCTGTAAAAAATAAAAAGACATTTACTGAGATCTTTCAAATGATGGAAAATAACAATTACGTAGAACACCTTCGTAATAGAGCAATATTAAAATTAACCGGTGGGGAGCCCCTTATTCAAGAAAAGCAGCTTCTTAAATTTATTGAAGCCTTTATTGAGAGATATAATTTTACCCCTCGTATTGATTTTGAAACTAACGCAACACTGATACCTTCTGAACGGTGGCGCTCAATTTTTAATGCAACGTTTACTACATCCCCTAAGCTGTCCACTAACGGGGACCCAGAAGAGAAGTCTTATAAACCGGAAGTACTCCGCTGGCATGTCGAGCATGGTTCGGGGTTTAAGTTTGTTATTACTTCTGATAGAGATATAGAGGAGATTTGGAAAAAGTACGTTGATGACGACCAAGGTATAAATGTGCCGTTATTTCGTATATGGTTTATGCCATGTTGCGGCTCACGTAAAGAGCATATTGAAAATGCAGCAGCTGTTGCTGAATATGCTAAGTCAATGCACGTGAATTTTTCTCCAAGATTACAGCTAGTAATTTGGGATAAAGCGCTTAAAGTATAATAATGAAAATTGCTTTTATTGGTACACATTGTAACGGAAAAACTTCTCTTATAGAAGAATTTTTGCAAAAATGGCCTATGTACAAGCGGCCTGAAAAAACATATAGAGAACTTCTTAAAGAGAAAAAAGTAACAAATAATAAAGAAGGAACTGAAGAAAGTCAAAAAGCTATTTTAAACGCTCTCATCGATGAAATACAAGAAGCTGTTGCGACCGGGGATAAAGACATTGTTTTCGATCGCTGTGTAATCGATAATATCGTTTACTCTCTTTGGTTAAACGAAAATAATAAAGTTAGTGATCAATTTATAATGGATTCAAAATTCTTAGCATTGCAAAGTTTAAAAATGTTAGATATTATATTTTATTTGCCGTTAAGAGAAGAAATTAAAATTACTGAAAAAGAAACTAGAGAAACTGATCCATCTTATCGAAAAGAGATTGATAATATTTTTAATGCTTTAGTACAGACATATGAAAAAAATACCGGTGCTTTCTTCCCTCTAGAAGATTGTCCTGCAGTCATAAGACTTGAAGGTCCTCCTGATTTAAGATGTCAACAAATACAGCTTTATCTAAAAGAAACAGGTCAAGTATATAGCGAAACCGACGGATCCTTACTTTATGTATAAAAAGCATTAAATATTATAGAATGTTTAATTTTAATGCCATTGTTGATACAATTATACTTGAAGCGCAAGCAAATACAAAACTCGGACAAGTTATCTCCAATCCACCTTTTTTAGGGTTATTCGATGTTTATAAAGCTACCTTTGGTATTGATTTGGCAAATGATCCAAATTTAGAAACAGCATTAAACCTTGTTTTAACTAGTGGTCAGCGTATTGCAAGTAGAGATGTACTTGCACCGGCAATACCTATAATGGATGCTTTTGAAGGAGTACACACGTACCTTGTCGGTCAAAATAGTTATAACCTTAAAACAAAAACTGATTTAGATAGTTTTTTAGAAGAAATACAAACTGCTAAAAACAATAGTACAGATTGGTCAAAAATCGAAAGCATTGTTAATACCGCTATAACAAATATTAAAAACGTACAAACTTCAGACCCGTTAGATTACAGGCCATCGTCCCCGAAAACCGCAGCTGCACATAGAACACTAACATCTGAATTTGACAAACTCTCTCAAACGGCCGTTGAGCAGTTAGGAAGAGACACGATACAAAACGCTATACAAAAAATAATTACAAAACGTGTTTCAGTATCGAATAGAATATTAGCTGGTAAAGGTATTCGTAAACCGTTTCAATCAACATTATTAATACCGTTATTTGACTATTATAAAAATTATACAACAGGCGGCGGTATAATTTATGACAAAATACCGGGAGATTTTAAAGACGCTGTAGATCAATTATCTATAGACAAAATTATAAATGTAGCAATTTTGTCAGGAGAGTATTATCTTTCCCTTCTTAGAAAGCAAATGGCTGCAGCTGGTCAACAGCAACAAGTACAGCAAAACAAACAGCAGCAAAATAAAAATATACGTGCAAATGTTGGTAGAAGTCAGGCAGGTAACCAGTCGAGTGGTTTCAAGGCCTGGGCTCAAAGCCCGCAAGGGCAGGGTCCTACTGTTGCTGCAGCTCCTGCCGGAGCTCCTCCTTCACCTGTAAATGCTAGCTTATTAACGTTTGATGACTACGCTAGAGAGCTTTTAGGGGAAGCAAACCCACAAAGAGGTCTTACGAAAGATGTTTATGACGGTACAGCTCGAGCAATTGGTACCGCCCGCTTATCAGACTTTGTTTTGTTTATTAAAGAAGGTAAATCATTATGGCTACCCGAAACTCAACAACAGCAAGGTCAACAACAAACTCAACAGCAACAAGGGCAGCAACAAACACAACAACGCCAATCTGGCCCTGTAATTTATAATTTAGAAACTATCAGTAAGGACACATCAAAAGAAGCTCAAGCCCTCTATACAGCTCTTAGAAGTATGGCTTATTACACCAGGGAGACATCTGGTTTTGGTTACCGATCTCAACAACTAGGTAAAGCTATGGGATCATTAGCACAAGTGGGCGGTGCCAAACTTTATGGAGGCCCAGGAACATAAATAATAAATAAATATATGAAATCTCAATTTGATACTCTTATAGAAGGCTTTCTGCCATCAACCATTCGGGTTGTAACAAGAACTCGTTACCCTAAACAAATTCAGTTTTCTGAAGAGTTTATGACAGCAGTTAAAAAAGAGTATGCAAGACTTCAAACTGTTACAGAGAGCGGGGAGGAAGGTCAAGCCCCGGTACCGATTAAAAACTATAAAGAAAAGTTTTTAAAAGCGCTTAACTTCTGTGTGCACACGTTTTAATTTATTTTAAGGCTTTGCGGGTTATAGCCTCTAGACCCTTGTAGCTATTTTGTACAAATAATCTCCACGGTACTTCGTCTAACTGCAGTTTTGTACACATTTCGTTAATATCTTTAAATTTACTAAATTCCTTAGGCCAAATAAAGACTCTTTTCTTTTCATTAATTGTTCTTTTAATACGTTTATCCATTTGTTTGTTATCTTTATCGTTATCGTAAACGTATATTACTTCTTTATCGAAATGCTTTTTAAGGAATATCTCCTGTCTTTCAGTTAAAGATGTACCTGCCATAGCTACACCGTTCTGTACAAACATTGAGTCTATCGGGCCTTCAAATAAAAATATATAGGGTATATCAGCCTTTATATTATTTTCACCGTACAATGTCTTTTCCCCAAATTTAGTAAGATATTTTGGCTGTTGATCTTTATAAAGAGACCTACTCTGATAACATTCAATTTTATTGTCAGTGGAATAAAACGGTATTATTAGACGGTTTTTATGTACCTTATCTTGCAAAGATATATAAAATGTTTTAGGTTTATTAATAGCTGTAAACAAGCGTCTTTCCTTGCACACGTTTAAAGCATCTTCAATTACATTATATGAACTCGTGTTAGCATAATATTGACATTGTCTACTATCAAGTAAATCAATACTATCTTCAGGTATTGGTGGTATATCTTTTTGTAAGAGCTTTTCTGAAGAAACAGTATTTGTAACAACTACTCCTTCGTAATTAGAAGCTTCCTGTAGGATGGCATATATTGTCTTTTTTGTTACCTCTTGTAACCAGTTTATTTCTTTCCAAGACTTTGAACAATTAAAGCAGTAAAAATATCTTTCTTGAGGAAAATAAAATAATCTTTTCTTTTTACCTGCAGAGTCTCCTTCATTACAAATACAGCATTCTGCGTTGTAGTTACCTTGAAACTTTTTATAGGCAGGCCTTTTACAATACGAGTACAATTGCTGTATTACGTAACTTTGCGGTAAACCTTCCACAAAGATATTATACCTGAAATATTATTTTTTACAACAGATTACTGTCCGGTAGCCGCTAAATCTCTTTGCTTTTTAGCAGAAGTAATAATATATCCCTTTAGTATCTCTACTAAACCAGCTGTAATTTCTGCAATACGAGTAATTTCTGCCGCGGTGTCTTGTGCGATACCAGCAAATAAACTCTCCGGTCTGTCTAAATCATTAACAAGTTTTAATAGAGATTCGGATTCCATACCATTTAAACTATCGCTAAACTCTTCGAGTTTTACAATTTGTGCCTTTAAAGCTCCTGCATCTCCACCTGCTACAGGAGCTGCTGTAACAGGGGCTGGCTCGACATCATAATTGTCTGGCTCAGGTACTTCGGTAACATCGTTTGTTACTTCTCCTGTGGCATCAACTGGCTCTTCTGATGGCTCTAAAGGTAGTTCTAGTTCTTCTTTTTCGTTTAAGAAAACAGCTTGATATAGGGAATCAAATTTCATAATTAGTATTAATTATTTATTGTACTTATGCTAGAATTTCTATTAATATCGAGTTTTATTATAACAATTCTCATTGTTTGGTTTCAAACAAACGCGGTTGCAGAGTATTTAAATGTTTTAGGCTTTAGTTCCCTAATTGAGGGATTCAATAAAGATGAAGAAGCTTCAACTTTAACCGATTACATCATAAAAAATAAAGAAAATATTGCTAATAAAAATAAGGTTATTTTATTTTTGTTAAAATTAACAA